TAGACGCGGGCCCGCTGCTTGGACCGGTCATAAACGGCGTTCTTCTCGCTCGGGTCATCCTCGACCGCTGACGGGTTCGGCAGATACTGCTCGCCCTTGGCTTTGACTTTTTCCTCACCGGCAACCACATTCGCGACCAACTCCCAGCTGGGAAGCGCTGCGTTGTAATCGCCTCGTGTGTAGGTAACGTCTTTTGCCATTAGTAATTCATTCTCAGCTTGGTGGTGAGTGCAGGCTTGATCAGCGGGTAGTCGTGGTGGATGAAGTAGCCGCCGGCGTCCGGCAGGTGGTCCAGCCCTTGCGACTTGTCAGGCTCGCCATGCTGGTTGTAAGCCTGCTGCTCCAGGCAGCGCACATAATCCGGACACCGGTCAGCGTTGACCTTGTAACCATCATCAAAGGCCGCGTTCATCGCGTTGATGCGGTCTTTGACTGGCGGGTTTTTCTTGGGCGCATGAATGCTGAATCCCGCATCCCGGAGAATCGCAATATCCGTCTTGCTGGCGTTCACGCTCTTGCGGCTATCGCCGGAGGCATCCGGGAACACATGGATTGCATGCCCTGGGTAGCGCTCTTTGAGCAAGCGGGCCATGTCCGGCGTGTCGTAGGCCTTGGTCAGCTCTGCAACAGCCACAGGATGGCCACCACGCTTCACGTGAATCACGGCGCTCATGTTGCCCACATTGAAATCCATACCCACATACAGAGGCTCGTGGGCTTCCTCTACGATGTCGGTGCAGCACTTTTCACGACTGAACTGGATGTAAACGGTGCCGCTCGTTAGGTTAACGAACTCACCTTCAATGTAGGCGTCCAGTAGGTTGCTGGGGTAAATGTGCCGCAGGCTCTGCAGGTACCCTTCCGGCAAATGCGGATTGCTGTAACTTGGCGCCCGGATGATCTCGTACCCTGGTGCCGGCTTCTGGTGCCATGTCTCGTAGACAAAGCGAAAGCCTTCTGGTGTTGTTGCCACCCCAACCGTATTGGCCGAACCGTCCGGTTTGCGCTGACGATTCCGCGACAAGATCCGCCGCCAGACCTCTGCGGCATCATCCCGCTTGAGCGTATCCAGCTCGTCCACATCAGAATCAGCCACCTCGTAGCCAATGATGCGACTCGGGGTATCCATGCTGCGGAAGATGATGCGCCCGTGGCCCTCGATCTCCAGCACGTTGTGCGGATGCTTGGTGAGCCGGTAAGGGACACCAAGGTTTGACAGCAATTCCTCGAACCGTGGCCACGCAATCATGCGCACCAGGTCATAGGTGGGCTCATAGAACGCCCGGTCATTCTGAGGCTGTGCCAGCTTCCCCAGTAGAGAGCGCACGATAAGCGCCTCTGTCTTGCCAGCGCCAAATCCCGCCACAATGGCCGGATACTGCGCCTCGCTGAAAATGAACCGGTCCTGCGGGACAGTCGGGTTAATCTCCATTGGGCCGGTTAACCACAACCGTTACGCCCTCAGCAGGCAGCTGGATCTGATCTTTGAAGGCCTGCACATCGATGTGCTTACCGATCAGCTCCAGGCGCCGCACTCGGTCCGACAGCTTCACTTTGACCACAACACCGTCCGGCTCTTTCTCGCCGTCGATGTAGGCATAGCGCTGCTCTACGTCCACGCCAGCAACCAAGCCTTGCCGCCAAATCTTGGGCCACTGATGTATGGGCTTCAGTCCGCCCTCATCGCTATACAGGTCCGCCAAATCCGCTTCAGCTTCATCTGCCAGACGCCTCAAGAGCCAATCTGCGTCCACCTGTGTACGCTCTGAGCGAGCTGCCTTGGCCTCTGCAATGGCTTGCGCAATCTGAGGTTTTCTAAGGTTCTCGGCACCCATGGCAGCGGCTGTTTTCTTGCTGTACCCGGCGCGTATTGCCGCCTGAGTGGCGTTAAGGTCCACCAGATACTCTTCAACAAAAGCTTTTTGCTTGCCTTTCAGTTTTGGACTCAGCACCGCTGATTCCTCCATACCGGCCCCGCCGGCTCACTTCGGGCACCGCCCGTTAACGTTGTTGCTCGATTTGCCGATCAACGATCACATCCAGCTTCCGGTCGATCTGGAACAGACGGTCATCGATGCGGCGCTGTAACTCTGTGGTCCTTTGTGATTGGTGGACCATATTGGCCTCGTTCACGCTGACCCGCTTGTCCAGGTTGAACCAGGCGCCGGCCAAGGCCATGAACATAGCCAATCCGGTCAGAAGGTTCCCCACGCTTATCTCGTTATTGAATCTCACGGGACTGTGGTTCTGTTTTTGCGGGTCAGTCTCGCTCACGTAAAGCTCTCCACCATTGCCGCACCACGTAGGCGGCCAGAATTAAAAACCCAACAGTGATAGCTGCGCCAAGAAAGAGCCCCTGGGCCGTGTCCTGTGCGCCTTTACTCAGCCGTGCGAATCGCATCGACCAGTCCGTTATGGCGGGTTGCGCAGTCGTGATACTGACCAGCCCACTGCTTCATGATGGTCAGCACCGTGCCGGCCTCCCCGTCACTCAGAGTCGGCAGTTGCCGCGGGCATTTCGCCATCAGGTTCTGCTGATAGGCTGGCAATTTCGTTTGTTGCCGCGGCGTTGAGCAGGCGGACACCAGAGCCAGGCAGGCACACATTGCGATACACCGGCTTAATGACTTCACGGGTCACCCCACGGTCGATAACGGTTTGATTGGCCTTCAGGCCGGATAGCTTCTCTTCCACTGCCGCGGCTATCTTGGAATCACTTTGCAGTGCCGCGGTAATGGCGTCCGCTGTAGCCTTTTGCCTCTCAAGCTCTTTGGAGTCTTCGTGCCAACCGCGGGCAGTCCAGCCGCCAAAGGCGATGCCGCCAACAATGGCCAGTACCGCCAGATACGGGCCGCCTTTGTTCAGCAGGGTGAGCCAAGTCATTTCTGCTCCCGGCGCCACTTCCAGATGCCCACCCCGATGGCCGGCAGGCCGAATACTGTGGCCAGAGCCGCAGCGGTGCCCGTGGGCACGTCTGGCGGGCTGTCACCGAATACGCGGATGGTCACCCAGGTGGTCAGGGTGATTGCCCAGAGAATTACCACCAGGCTCATGAGCGCATTGTCAGTGATGAACCGGTACAGGCGGGCCATCAGTAGCTCCACACCCAAGGCCGGGGCCGCCCCGGCTCGGGCTTCAGGTCATCCAGGTGGATGAATCGCCCGTCGCCCTTCTGGTTCACGCCGATACCGGTAAAGCCGTGCTTCAGCGCCAGCTCAATGATTTTCAGGGCATCGCCGCCACTTACTGCAATATCAGCAGCCCGGCCACTGGCATGCGCCCCAGGGGAGGCTTTGCGGGCCTCAATGGGGTGAGTCGGGTGCCTGTAACCACTGGTGACGGTCATGGGTTTGCCGTACTCAGTGCGCAGAGCCTGCAGCTTTTCCATAAAGCCCGGCTTCATGCCGTTCTTTCCGGTGTGGGAGCACACGAATTCATGCGGCTGGAAGTTGGCGAATCTGTCCCAGTCCATTGCATGCTCCAGAAATTGGCGCCCGCCGTGGTGCGCCCGAACGGGTTACTCCCAGTCCGTTGAGGCGTGGCAGGCTAGATATATCGCGATGTGGCTGACTGACTGCAAAGGGGTCGCCAATCCCACCGAGGCCGCAGTGATACCAGCCGGCGTTGCTAGCCTGCTGTTCCCGCCCCCGGCCAACGTCGTTTCGGGGCAGAAAAAGAAAAACCCGCTCAAGGCGGGTTTGGAGATGCTGGCCAATGGGTTCGGGGGAAGGGTCGGCCAACGAAATCAAATTGTTTCGGTCACCTCTGGCAACCATAGCTGTTTTATACCACTGCACTGTTAGTCAGTCAACAAATGATCAGCGTTATTTTGACAGTGCCCATACGGACAGCTACGCAGCCACAGCCAGCATGGCTGCCACCATGTTTATTCCGATTTCCAGCCGTTTTATAGCGGTCACCCGGCTCACCTTCAGCCGCTTGGCCAAAACCGTCTTGCTCACGGCTCGGTATTCATCACCATCCGGGTATGCGTAATAGGCTTTTATCGCTTCGTAGGCGTCGATATTGTTCTCCCTGATGTGTCGAACCACATGAGCGTCGAACGCTTCACAGTCGTTATCCTCCCACGCCCTGACGGGTCTCTCGTCAGCCTCGACAATCTGCCCCACCATTCTGTCCACCATCGGGCCCATCCAGCTTATGGCACCCTTCGGCCCCGGGGTGGCCGTCCGGCACCAGATTCCCCACTGCTCCAGTGCAAACTCAGCTTGTGCGTGTACCAGTGCCATATCCCTCTCCCTGTCACCGTTTTATGGAGTGCATTATCTCTTCAAAACTATGGCTGGACGGCTCGTCACCGTCTTTCTTAACTAGCTTCCTCAGGCACTCAGGGTGCGCCGAATGCAGCTCGCCATCGTCATCTTCGCAGAGGACGGTTGCCCCGATTGAAATGCAGATTGGACAGTCTTCAGGGCCCAGAACGGTCACCACTCGACCGACACTTTCAGGATGGTATTTTGATCCTCCCAGCATGCATTGATCGCCAGCAACAAGCGGCAAGCCCTCCATATCCTCAGCCACCACATCAGCCATCTGCCCTCTCCTTCGCCAATTCCCGCTTCATTTTCGTGAATGTCAGCTTTATCTCGA